ATTAAACTCCTGTTGCCTACGCTTGGTTAACCCCGGTAGCGGCTTGCCCTTAAATCTATCCCACCGCAGAATCTCTGCGCATGCACCTTCGTAGTCTTGGGCGTTTAGTTTTTTAACCAGTGTGCTTCTACAGAACGCCCCTTCGCCAATATTGTAAGTCAATGAAACATAGGCGTCGAACTCATATTGATGTAAGGGCACGGGCGCACAACGTTTTACGGCTTTCTCAAACTTGTTTGCATCTTTCAACAAACGAACTAGCGCACGCTCCGGAGTAATCCGGTCGCCCATTTCCACGCCTTCTGTAGTACCAAAACCAATCGTCGGTACATCGCCTTTAACTGGCTCATATGCTTCTCCTCTATACCCTTCGTGTACAGCAATACCCACAAGCGCCGAAGCGCTCAGGGCAAGAAGGGCTGGTTTGATGCGGCTCAAGTTAAGTCCACTTGATAATTACGATGCCGGAGCCGCCTGTACCGCCTGCGCCGCCAGAGGGAGCGCCATCTGCACCACCACCGCCACCTCCAGTGTTAGCAGTGCCATTACCAGCGGGGCTACCGGAATTACCTCCTCCACCAGTGCCGCCTGTTCCAGATGTTCCGCTTGAATACTTTCCACCGCCGCCACCACCAGCGTATGTTACAGATGAGCCAGAGATGGAGGACGCAGTCCCATTACCACCGCTGCCGCCAGTATCCGTTGCATTACCACCAACGGCAGAAGCGCCACCTCCACCACCGCCACCAAATAGAGGGCCAGAACCGCCGTTTCCACCGTTGCTGCCTTGTGCGGGAGACGTTGACGGAGTATTTCCTGTGCCACCGCTTGTGTTGTAAAACCCACCACCACCAGAACCTCCAGAACCGCCATTGCCAGAAGCGCGAGCGCCGTAACCACCGCCTGCTGAAGTAATAGTGCTAAAAACAGAATTGCTACCGGCTACACCATTTGTAAATCCAGATGTAGCGCCTGCGCCACCTGCACCCACAGTAATCGTATAAGTCGTGCCAGCCGTTACAGAAAGACCGGTTCCAGTGCGGAATCCACCTGCTCCACCAGCACCCGCACCACCATAATCCCCAGACGAAACAGACCCACCACCACCTCCACCAGCAACAACTAGGTAATCAACGCTAGTCACGCCAATAGGAGCAGTCCACGAGCCAGAGGTGTAGAAGATTGCGGTCTTAGTGGTGCCCGGAACGGTGTATTTGATGATTACGATTCCGGAGCCACCTGCTGCACCATTGGAGTTGTATCCACCACCGCCACCACCTCCAGTATTGGCAGTGCCCGCAGTAACTCCACTACCACTTGGCGAAATGCCGCCCTGACCACCACCACCAGTTCCGCCAGAACCAACTGTATTAAGCGCTCCACCACCGCCGCCGCCAGCATAAGTTGCGGATGAACCAGAAATTGAAGATGCTGTGCCGTTGCCGCCATTTCCGCCAACATAAGGAGGAGAAGCGGTTCCGGTACCACCCACTGCGGATGCGCCTCCGCCACCGCCAGCGGCTCCGCCATTAATGGCACCTCCATTGCCTCCATTACTTCCCTGCGATGGAGAGGTAGAAGGTGTATTGCCCGACCCGCCGGTTCCTCCGGTAAATGGGCTGGAACTTGCTGTGCCACCGCCACCACCAGAACCACCATTGTTTCCATTTTGATTTGTATTGCTAAATCCACCCCCGCCCCCGCCGCCGGCAGACGTAATGGTAGAAAATACAGAGTTGCTTCCATCAACCCCTTTAAATCCACCCGCTCCTCCAACACCACCAGCACCAACAGTAACGGTATAAGTAGTACCAGCCGTTACTGACAAACCAGTACCGGTTCTAAAACCACCAGCACCACCACCACCATACCCGCCACCACCAGCGCCGCCGGCAACAACGAGATACTCAACCTCGGTCACCCCTGTAGGGCAGGTCCACGAGCCGGAAGCGGTAAAGGTCTGGATGACGGTGTAGGGTTGCGGGGGTAAAGGCCACGTGCCAGCCTTTATATATTGAAGCGCTTGTTCGAGCGTCCACACCCCGACAGCCGACGAAACTGTCGGAACAACCGGGCTTTTAGTAATTAATCCGCCGGGGTAGCGAGTGCTCATGTATTACTCCGTAACTTCAGGAATTTCAACCCAACTTAAAGTTTGTTCATCCCACGAGTACCGCTTGCCGTCAGTAGGCATAGGCACCGGGGCTTCCCATTGAGCGTCGATATTCAACACCCACGAAGCGTAGGGCTTAGGCGGAACAAAAGCATCAATGTCGGCATGGTAGGTATAGCCAATCCCAGCGTAGTTCTTACGGATGTTGCCATTGTAAGAAGTCTGTATCCAGCGGCCACCAAACAAACGCTCGCAGAAGGCAGCGCCGATATGTTCCTTTTCAACACCGTTAGCATCAGCGGTGTCCTTGTTGCCGACCACGATAACTCGCAGTACGACATTGTTTGCATCGAGTTCGGCAAAGTGTGCCATTTGTTGCTCCTTAATTTGGACAAAACTCACGAATGGTTGTATGAGCGCAGAGCATTCTTGCATCTTCATCGCGCTTAACATGATACGCAGAGATGTGCGTATATCCTAACTTCTTGGCTACCCATATGCGTTTGTGGCCCATATAAACGCGCAGCATTTCACGCTTTACTGAACCACTAGGTACATCTGGATTAGGGTCTGTTTGATAATCAGCGTATGGTGAAAAAATAATAATCGGATGCACCATACCCCGCTGCTTGATATCTTCCTCAATTACAGGCAGAAACTTCTCCGGCAGTTTATCCATGAACACGCCCAAGTCCTCGATTGGATACTCAGCGTACCAATGAGGAAAGTCGTTGTTGATGGACTTGAGAATCACAGCGTCAACTCCGTCAAGTCATCGGGAGCACCCACTTGACCCTTGAGGAAAGTGTTGAACGCGATACTGATACGTTCTTCTTTGTCTTGGCCTAGCGTTTCGACCATATGGGTTAGGGAAGACGGAAACAGAATCACATCGCCTTCGTTAACTTCATACCACCAAGATTCGGAATTGTAAGGATTCCAGTTTTCAGTCGGTAGTTTGATTTGTTGGTATCCATCACGGTAGAAATAAATCCTGTCGTTTTTGGCAGCGATGTACAAGCACCCAGATATAAAACTGTTTGGATGAGCGTGCTTGTGATGGAACTGACCGGGCTTGGTGTAGTTAGCCCATGACTGCGTGATATAGGGTTTTACATCGTGCTTAGGCGCGTAAATGCCCTTCATGTACTCGTCTAGGCAGTTCTCCACAAACATTGCCAGACGCTGCATGGGTTCCTCAAACAGCACATAGTTGTTCTTGCTAGTAGTGTTACCTTGATTAGGACGTTGCTCAAGGTTACGGATAAAGTCAATCTCGTCCTTGTTAAGAGCGAGATTCCAGAAGCCTACCGGAGTAGGGAACAGGCTTTCAATTCTCATGCGGTCTCAATCATTTTTTGGAAGCCGGTGATTTGTTCAATCTGTTCCGGCAACAGGATGGTATTGATAGAGTCTTCAAACGCCTTGATCTTCTCCATCGTATCCATAAGTTCTTCCCAAGTAGGACATGGGCGTGGGTCTTCCCAACGGGTAATCATGGTGTTGGAGATTTCCCACTTAGCACCCGGACGAAGCAGGTGCATTGCTGTATCGATTCCATACATCAGGTAAATCTTGGTTTCCATTGTTAAGTCCACTTGATAATTACGATGCCGGAGCCGCCTGCGCCGCCACTTCCATAAGAACCATCGTAAGAGCCTGCGCCACCGCCGCCTCCAGTATTAGCAGAACCAGCAGAACCAATAAGAGAAGGTAACGTAGCAGCATTCCCGCCGCCACCTGTGCCACCTGTGCCACCAACAGAATATCCAGCACCTCCGCCGCCAGCGTAAGTTACCGACGAGCCGGAAATAGAAGAAGCCGTACCGTTGCCACCATTGCCACCAGTACCATCGCCCGGAGTTGGAGAACCATTGCCACCTACCGCACTAGCACCACCACCGCCGCCACCATAGTAGTTGCCACCGCTTCCACCGTTATTCCCTTGTGACGGGCTTGTGGAAGGAGTATTCCCAGAGCCACCAGCACCGCTTGCATATCCGCCACCACCACCAGAACCGCCGTTTCCTCCATTGCTGGTATATGCGCCAGCGCCTCCTCCGGCAGAAGTAATACTGCTAAATACCGAATCTGCACCCGCGCTACCACCTGCGCCAGAACCAGAACCGGCGCTACCGCCGCCCCCAACAGTCACCGTATATGTTGTGCCTGCGGTAACTGCTAGGCCAGTGCCTGTTCTAAAACCACCCGCGCCACCGCCACCATAAATAGAAGACGCTCCACCACCACCAGCGACAACTAGGTATTCCACACTAGTAACGCCAGTAGGGCAAACCCAACTTGCAGAACTGGTAAAGATTGCGGTATTGCCGGTTTGTTGATATTTGATAATTACGATTCCGGAGCCACCTGCGCCGCCTGTATAGGGATACCATCCTGAGCCACCGCCACCGCCACCAGTATTAACACTGCCAGACGTTGCAGCAGTACTCGGATAAGTACCACCGTTGCCACCACCACCAGTACCACCAGACGCACCGGGTTCTGAATAACCGCCCCCGCCACCGCCGCCGGCATAGGTTACAGACGAACCAGAAATTGAAGATGCCGTTCCATTCCCCCCTGCTCCAGCAGAAGATGTTGAAGCATTAGCGCCGACAGCAGAAGCGCCGCCACCACCACCACCAGAAAAATCTGCGGGATAGTTACTACTTCCTGCGCCACCATTATTCCCTTGGCTAGGGCTAGTAGAAGGGGTATTGCCTGACCCGCCCGCATTTGGAATTGAAGCAGACGCCCCACCGCCACCTCCAGAGCCACCGTTTCCTCCAACAAACCCTTCATTACCACCTATACCACCACCAGCCGAAGTGACAGTGCTAAATACCGAGTTTCCACCAGCGGTTGCATTTGTATTAGGCCCACCGTTATACCCATTGCCACCTGTACCGCCAGAACCGACGGTTACTGTATAAGTTGTCCCAGCAGTAACAGAAAGGCCGGTGCCTGTTCTAAATCCACCAGCACCGCCAGCACCATATGAACCGCCACCTCCCCCACCAGCAACGACCAAATACTCAACCTCGGTCACACCTGTAGGACAAGTCCAAGAACCGGAAGCGGTAAATGTTTGGATGACGGTGTAGGAGGCAACAAAAGTCGGCCAAGTACCAGCAGCAAGGTACTGAAGTTGCTGTTGCAGGGAGAACACACCAGATGCAACGCTGGCCGTGACCGTAGGTGGCGTGGCGGAAACTACTCCGCCTTTGTAGCGCATCGACATAGATGCCCCTTAACTATTGATTTCTTCCCAACTGCAAGTAACAACCAAATCGTTAGCAGCGCTGGCGGTAGCCCCGATGGACTTGTCTTCCAGCAGATAGAACGAAGTGGTCTTGTCGGTGATAATCAAAGTAGCATCAGCCGGAACCGAGATGGTCGAAGCAATCTGCGTACCCGTACCACCAAGGTCATCTTGCGAGAAGATTTTGATGGTGATATCAGCGGCATTGGTGCCATCAACGTTAGCCACAACAATGCTGTTAATCTTGAACACCTTGCCCGAAGAAGCCGGGTTGTTGACCAGAGCCGTTGCAAACGGGTCAGCAGTCGATGAAATTAAATAAGTAGACGTATTACCGTAGATGGTAGTTACGTTGACGATGTTAGGATTTGCCATTTGTTAGTCCTCAGAACCCAAAAATCATCGCCATAGCGATGCTCTTGCCTGTAGAAATACCGGCGTTGCCAAAAGTAAGGGTGCCGGAACCGTTTGTAAGAAGCGCTTGGCCGTTGGTGCCATCAGTGGTTGGCAACTTGTATGTAACCGTTGCAGAAACCGGCAGAGAATTAATAGCCGGAACCACATTGGTTCCATCCGCGTAGACAAGCGCCTTGCCACCGTTCGGCACTACAACACCAGTACCAGCAGAAGTCTTGACGGTGATGCTTTGGCTTCCAGTGGTGTTATTAAAAATGTAGTACGGCTTCTCAATCGTCGGCACAATCAGGTTTCGAGTAGTAGAAAGCGAGCCACTCGACGTAACATTCAGAACCAGATTACGTGCGGTTTGAGAAGCGTTGGTGTCCGTAAGCGAAATGGTCAGGTCCGCATCACTGGTGAAGTTTGCAGTCGCATAACCAACAATCGCTTCTTCAATAGCGGTACCAAGGTTGGTATTGGTCGTAGTACCCCAAGTACCCGATTGTTCCCCGGTGCCGATTA